GTTCCAGTCATTATTTGGACTGTAGCCTCTTTTTGCAGCCTTGTTTTTAACAACTGTCAGCCTATCTCTCAACGCTGTTCTGCAGATTCCTAGCCTTGACGCGGCCTCTCTTTGGCTAAGACCCTCAATTTCAGTCAGCGTGACTGCATCTGCTTGCTCTTGTGTTTGGCAAAACTGTAGTAATGGATGGCCCACACTAACCCCCTTTGAGTTTCATATACTCCGAATCTATGGGACAGGTTAGCTTTACTCCGTGGTCTAGCGCCCAGCTTTGCACCTGATCCATAAAATCCATCATCTCCCCTCTACCGAGGCCGCTGGTTTCCCTAACCTGCCCCGGAATAACGGTTTTGTGGATTACTCGATCTTCTGTGCCAAGAAACTTGTACTTGAGAAGCTCTTTCATCGTTGCCTCTGTTATGTCTGCGCCCTTCGATGAGAAGTGATCTGCCATCTCTCGGCACCAAACATGGAACAGAGCATTCTGCGATAGCGACCGCTTCTCTTGATAGCGGCCAACTTTAAACTGTACTGGATACTCCCAATTCCAATTATCTCTCAACCATCGCTCAAAAAACACCAATCTTTCAGTGATTTGCGTCGCATCTTTAATAATCCAAAACTCAGACATTTTTAACAAGCCGCTCAATCATAATATCTAGCAGATGTCGGGCCTTACGAAGATCATCAACGCCACCTTTATCTTTGTACCGAGACACGTACTTAATCACTCCATGCTCACACGGGCCTAAGTTATTGGCTAGGGCGTATTCCAATGGCCCAATTGCCATGTTCTTATAATGCTCCCCGCCAACCTGTATCTGCATTGCCGAAGTGGTTAAATCCTTTGTAATATGCAAGCTCTCCGACATTTTCTTCCCTCCATTTTTTAATGATTAACTTGCGGCACTCGCTGCTCTTTATAAAACGCTCATTCCCTTTTGAGTCTTTTACTGTCGGAACAATAACGTCATCCAGCAGCATCACTCTGATAGCGTCCATCGCAAACTCATTACTTTGTTTGAGCCTTGTTGACATATCGCTTTTGGTAAAAGGGGTGCTAGAGCAAAAGCTCTCGGTTCTCGTGTATATTTCTATCGCCTCATCCAGGCTCATTTCGCGATTCATATGCCCTCCAATATCAGCGCGGTTGAGTTCTCCCTCTTTTTAAACGCCCGGCCAGATGTCTGATAAAGCCCTATCGTTCCCTCAAAGCCAGTGCCATGACGCTGTTTTGCCACTACCAGCTTGAGGTCTGACTGCTTTTCTAAAACCTCTTGCTCTCTTTCGTTTAGCGGTATCCCATACATCTGCTTGTTTAGCGCCTCTTTCCTTTTTTTGTTATGCCAGACGATCATCAAAAGATGGCACTGATCCGTAATCGTCCCGCCGCCTCGTACATCAAAGCGAGTCGGGACATACTCATCTCCCCCCCGCTCTGGCTTCCTAACGTGATGCACAACAGCAATGTGTATATCCAGCGCCTCAGCCAATCCCATGAGTTGATTAAAAAATAACCGCTCACGCTGTATGTCCTCCGTGACGCCAGTAAACTGTAGATTATCAATGGCAACGATCTTGCAGCCTCGCCTTGCCATCGCGACAATCGCCCCTAAGCATTGAATAGGCTGAACCCCTCCAAGTATCCGATACCAAAAAATCTTGTCCTTTGACCAATTGGCAAACCGCTCGCCGTAATCCCTGGTTGGCTGATCGCTAGCGGCTGACTGCATACACATTAGCTTGGCAGTATCCTTAACGCTCATCTCAAAGCTAGCTAACCCAACGGGAACCTTTGACGCTGCCCATGTAAGGCACTGGTTTAAAACGGTAGATTTCATGTGGCCGTTAATACCCGCCCAGACTGAAACCTCGCCCATCCTAAGCCTGACAAGATCGCTTGTCTCAGCCCAGGGCAACTGAATGCCCGACTGGGCCGCATCGGTTACTAGATGGTTAAGAAACTCCTCCCGAAAGGCATCAATGTCTACAACGTCTAAATCCTCGACCTTGCCATAAACGTCTTGCAAGTCTTTATCGGTAAAGTCCTCAACCTCTGACTGTTGTATCTGTCTCACAGAATAAACTCCCCATCATTTTTATTGTCTTTAGGAAACACTGATTTCCACCCACACTCAATAGCCATGTCAACGCACTCCCTCTGCTTGGCATGACTCAAGGGCTTTAACTTGTTGGCAACTATCGCTAGTGACCTGTCAGTAGTCGGCCCCTTAAACTCTTGACGATACGCCACCCAGTCCTTCCAGACACTTTTATCGACTTCCTCCGGCGGCTTGTAACGGCCACGTTTACCCCTTTGGTTGTTAATTGATGGTTCTTTGATGGTTAGAGTATTCAATTCTATACCGCTAGCGTTCTTTATTTGCGTAACGCTACTGGTATTCATCTGAAGACCGCTATCGCCGGTATTCATTTCCGTACCGCTAAGGTTCAAGGTGTAGATCGTAGACTTGTTAAACCTCGGCTCCTTCGAGATAAGCCCTTTTTCCACCAAGGAGGCTAATGCGCTGCATACTGCATTGCGTGACGCGCAACTTCTGGTAATGATGTCTTGATAGCTAGGAAAGCATTTCCCTTGAGCGTCTGCCCTATCCGCTAAGGCAATGAGTACGGCCTTCTGAGTGCTGGTCACGTTTGTGACCTTGTTAAGGGCCCAATTAATAGCCTCAATACTCACGATGCTTCCTTAATGACCTTACTAACGAAACCATTAGCGCGACCACCTTTCTTTAAAGCTCTGGCATACGCCTGCTTATCGGCTTGGGTTAATTGCTTGCCGGTCTTTTTGGCATACTCAGCAAACTCAACAATGTAGTCCTCGACCCGATCATCACGCTGAACCCGCGTCCGTCTGTAACCATCATCAGGAAATAAGCTCGACCAGGACAAGCCGATAGATGTAAGAACGTCTAAGGCTGAACAGCCAGACCAACACTTGATTAAGACCTTACCGTCATCAGTCTCAGTAATTCTTAGGCTTGGAGATTTATCCTGATGGGATGGGCAAGTGCAAACCCATCTACCTGTACCAATTTGCTTAAAAAATGCGACACGATCCAAAATATCCTGTGCAGACACAGAACCCCCTTAGTATAATGTAGGTGAACTCCCTTGCCCGTATGGGCTTTAGCCCTCTTAACGAGGGCTTTTTTCTGCCAAAAATTCGGCAATGCTAACGTCTAACGCCTTGCACAGTGATTGCACCGTATGCACTTTCAGATCGGATGATTTGCGCCAGCGGCTAATCTGTTGCTGACTCTTCCCCATTCTCTCCCCAAGCTCACGGCAGTTAATGCACCGCTTCTTTTGCGCCTCGCGTAGTCTATCGCCAACGTGAATAAACATACAGACCCCTAAAACGGAATATCCTCGTCCATTACTTCAGACTTCACGCCGTCAGGCTTCCAGTCGTCAATTTTGGCGTAGCCCTTCCCAGACTTAGCAATGAGCAAGTCCATATTAATCCACTCCTCTTCAGGGTTAGCCTTCAAGTGCGTCTGCATCCACTCGCGGAATTGGGCCACGTTAATGCTAGCCTTGCAGATTACCCAGTCAGGGGCGTTAGGGTTACGGGGTTTTGGGTAAAAACCACCAATCATGTCAGCCATTCATAATCTCCTTTCTGGCTTGGTTTACTTCATCTGAGCGCAAAAACGCCCGTTCTGCGGTAGTGAATACACCGCCTTTGGTTGGAGCTAACCACAACGCCGATTTGGTGTCGTCATCCAGCTCAAGCCACGCCTCGGCAAATGCCAGGGCATCGCCATTCTCATGCGCCTCCTTCATGTAGGCGATTGAATTAAAGTTAGCCCTTACAGCATCGTTGTGCTTCATCAACGGCTCTACCGCCTCAGACGCATTTTGCTGGCTGATAGCGTTTGCCACCTCGTCGGCGCTTGCTATCTCCGACCCCATCAAATCACGATGAAGGAAGGCCACGGCGCGGCCACAGGCGCTTGTCTCGCATACCTCGAGCGATGAAAACTGATGGATTTTAGACGCATCCCTGCGCTCCTCAGCCCATCCTGTAGACACTAGGCGGTTATCTGCGTCATACACCTTGGACACCATAACCACGCGCTGATCGTCTGCTGACACAAGCTCAGTGACTAAGGTGTAATTAGGGAATTGGTCACGAAAGTCGGCTACGCGCTTGGCAACCGTCTTGTACTCCTTCCCGTGGATATTTACAACGCCATCCTTCATTTTCTGCTCCCCTCGAATTGTTTACCCCAGAACCCTCTTGAATCTAGCCTCAGACCGACCGCCTCAAGGTTTTTAGCGCATTTACGGTCTACCCCATGCCTACCTACACGGTGAGCGTCAAACGCCTTATTACCCCCGAATATGCGCCTACATGAGGGGCAGCCTGCTAACTGCCCATTTGTGTGGGGTATGACGTAATTTTCCAGAGTTTTTTCCTCAATCATGGCAAGTCTCCATTTCTCCGGCGGCATAGCTGTCGCCATAGCCTCGCTTGAATAAATCAGAGGCATCATCAGCTAAGGGCTTGCCTTCGTTCTGGGCATCCCAGCCTTTGAAGTATTCCCAAAACTGCTCATCGACAATGAGAGATCGGGCAATATCCTGAGCGTTACGCATAAGCTATGCCCTCCGCTTCTTTCTCAAGATAAAACTCATGCGCCGCTTTTTTGATGTATTCCCAGATCGCCTTGCGATTGTGTGCGCGGAAGTCATCAGTCTGAAGCGGGTCAAACGCCATAAGAACCCACTCAAAGCGGTTCTCAACAATGGCAGGAGCCACATCGTCCAGCCAGGACATATTCGCCTTGAAGAAGTTGTAGGCGATACCATCCATCGCCCACTCATCAAAGTACCCGATAAAGCCATCGTCGCGCCAGTCGGGGTGGATCTCGTTAATGTACTCAAGCACCTCATCAACTGACATATCCATATCTCACTCCCTTTTTAAAATCTGAGAATCCAGCCGATAGGGAATACTCGCACACCACTAGTGTTGTTGGAAGACCCGCAATTAGACTAATTAGTTATATAAAATTAGCTTAGTAAGACCAGATGGTAGGTGTTGGCAGGCTTGGGTCTATATCCAAATGAATAAAACGGCCCTCACCCTTCTGTTGGATGCCAATACGCGGTACACCCTGTGCTAGAGCCACCTCTAGGAGCCTGTGAGCGTGTTCGTGGCTTACACCTATGTCTACGGCTAGTCCGCGGGAATGCGCCCCAGGGAGCGTTTTACGGGCTTCTGCGGGGTGCTTGGGACACCTGTAGCCTGAAGTTACAGGTAGGGCAAATCCGCACTCGCCACGGATGACGTTGAGCATATAGAGAAATTCAGGGGAGAAGTAATACAGCCCGCAGCAAGAGCAAGATAGCTCTGCATCAGTAAAGTAGGATTTCATTGCGCCTTCTTGACGGTGTTGACGATTTTCTCCCCAGATCGAGCGACCACATAGCCCCCGAGTCCGATTTGTAAAAGCATCCACGCCTCATCCCGCAAAGGATTCGGAAGCCAGCCCATTGAATCACCGACTGCCAAGGTCAAGAATGTCAGCATGGTAATTGGTCGCCAAGTGGCTGTTATCCAATGCTCAGATTGAGCCTCTGCCTGGACAATACTGGCCTTGGCTTGAAGTGCTTGTGATTCGTAATCAAAGACCCGCTGCATAGCCGCGGCCTGAACATCTAAAAGGTGGGTTTTTGCCTGCAGCCTTTCATCTTCAGAGGTATGCAATTCATCAATAAGCTCTGCGGCTGGCTTAAAGATTCCGGCAATAAGATCAGTGATCGAAAGCATTAAGACTTATCTGCTTTGTCGTCCAGCTTCTCAAGAATCCTGTCGAGCTTATCTTTGATGTCGGCAATTTCACGATCATGCGACTGCCTCGCCATATCGGTCTCAGTCCTCAACACCGCGATTTGGGTAGTGTGATCTTGCTGGCGTTGATACATCAACCAAACAAACGCGCCCAGAGGCACAACCACATAGCGCATCAACGTATCAACAGCGTCCATTTTACAACCCTTGATTCCTTAATAGTCTGCCAGCGCGAGTGACATCCGCTAAATGGGATTTCTCGCAATGGTCTCTCTCAAACGGATAAGCAATAAAATCAATCACGGCTTTCATTATACCCCAGAAACGTGACTTATTACGGTTGCGCCAAGCGCGACCAGATAAAGACTCATTAGGGTTGTCGGAAAAAAAGAACGCTACATTCACAAGCTGACTGACAGCATCACCCAGCCTAACAAGGTATTGCAATGCCTTCTCCATTAAAGCGACCCCTCTACTATTCGCAGCTTTTTAAAGTCTGGATCGTTGAGCTTTTTCATGATTAGCCGTTTTCGACCTTCCGAGTCGTCCCACGCAACATTCTCCTCTTTCATCCATTGAGCAAGTATGTGCATAGGAATAGAGCCGACCAGCCACTTGTCGCCCATTTTTCCTACATCGTGAGACCTTAGAAATTGGTTTCTTTCTAAATACTGATTGTTATCGTACTCGGAGAGTACACCAAACTTTGTCCCTTCTAAGGGTACAAACTTCTCTTTAACCTTCATCGGTTTTTGCCTTTTTTGGACGACCACGTTTTTTGGGTGGCTCAATGACAGGCTCAACCCTAACCCCTAGCGACGCTGCAAGGCTTTCGTCTAAATCCAAGATGTCGCCACGGACAGCTTTTTTCCCGTCCACAAACATATTTGAAATCGTAACTTTGTACTTCATCTTAAAAACCTTAACAAAAAAAAGGGGGCTTTCACCCCCTTAATTATATCAACCAATTTAGCTAGTTGTGTTGTCAGCGATGATGCCTGATGCCTTCTCGTTTTTGCAAACAAGAGTAAGCTCAGTGACCACCTGGCGAGTAGTATTGTCACCAGACTTGGCTAGCGCCACGTTCTTTGTGGGTCGCAAAACGCCAACAGCCCACATATCCGATTGCATGATAAACACGTCGCGTGAACGGTTTTCTCTGCAAGGGACAAACTCAACGCTACCCCAGGGAGTCATGTACACGTCTACATTGTTGCTGACGCGAGATGATTCAGTGGTGTTTCGCTGATTGTTGTTTCCAACAAAGCCAAGAGCCTTAGACATTTGGAACGCCGACAAGTAACACACATCAGGCTTTCCACCTTGCTCCCAAATTGACTGCATTACATCGTCAAACTTGGTTTGCGAAAAAGCCGTAGGCGTTCCGTCATCCGTTCGGGCGTCCGTACCGTCGCCAGTCGGGTTCGCCCCGCTGTTTCCAGACTGAAGGTCTACGTTGGTGATTAGCCAAGACGGCGCACCAGCAAGCTCACGAGCAACGCTGCTGCTGCCAGCAACGCGAGCGTTGTTGTCAAACAGAGCCTTCTCAATATCAAGCTTTTGTTCGCGAGCGATCTTGAGTGTTTGGTACGCAATTTCAGCCGCACGACCAGCCTTCTTCAAGCCTTCGTCGGTGTCAGGTACAACAACCGCGTTCTTGAAAATTTGTGTGTAGTTACCCAAACGGCTGGTAGCACTGCGAGCTTCAGCAGTAGTCGCGTCACCTTCAATGTGCTTGTTAGCTGCTGATGCACGAAGAGCATCTTGCTGCCATTCATGAAACGTGTTAGTTGCTTTTACTTTCTGACAAGCAGAATAAAAAGGAGTTTCTTCGGGAGAAATGTCATAGATGACATCCTGCAAGTCCTCCCGGATGCCGACAGCGTCATAACTGTCGAAGGTGTTGGTTGGCTGCGCCATGATAATTACCTCTCATTGAGAATAAGTGAAAGAGCATCGTTAATGTTTCCGCTCTTCTTCAGCTTTTGTCGAGTTTGTCTCTCAGCGTTAGTGTTTGACGCCGTTTTCTTCGCACCAGCCCTTACAGTTCTCTTAGGTCTTGGCTTGGCATTTTTTTCTGCCTGTTTCTTGCCGGAAATTAGCTCTTGATACTTGATTGCATCGTTCAGGACTCGGATAGCCCGGTGATCCATAATTGCGCTAACTTCATTAGCTTCGTAGCCATAAATCTCTTGCCCCATCGTTACTAAACGGTCTCGGACTTGAGATGCCTTTTGAGGGTCTGCAAACTCAGGCACTACCTGCTTTAGCGTCTCCATCTCTCGCTCTAAATAAGCGCGTTGAGCCATTTGCTGAGCCTGACCCTGTTGCTCCAATACAGACTGGAACTGCTGCATCTGCTCACCATATGCCTTGGCATCTTCATCGTATTTCAGCTTGGCCTCCATATATCCTATGGGGTCGGACTCAAACATCTGACGTGAAGGTTCCTGCGGCGGCTGCGGAAACCCCTGCTGTGCTTGCTGCATCAGTTGGGATAACTGCTGGCGCTCATTTAATAAGGCTGCATAGACTTCTTCGGCCTGCTTTCGCTTAACCGCTGCCTCTTGCATACCTTGTTGGACATACTGTTGACCACTGTATCCTCGCTTGAGGTCATCTAGGCTTACCCGCTCTTCCTTGCCGTCTACCTTGACGGTGTATAGCTCGGGGGCAGATTCCTCTGCTTCATCAGTGTCTTCGTCGTCCTCTTCTTCAGCCTCGTCGTATTCAGCCTCCTCACCTTCTGGTTCCTCTTCTGAGTCCTCCAGTTCGGATGCTTCTTCAGTTTCTTCTTCCTTCACATCTTCATCAAATGCGTCTGGCTGTAGCAAAGAAGAAATGGCCGATTCTATTGTTCCGTCAAGTTCAGTCGTTTCCACGGTACTGAGTCCTCAATCAAGTTTTTTATCAAAGATCCTCTCATCTTGTAAGATGACAGCTAATTGGTCTTCGATTTTTGATAGCCCACGAATTATTTCATGTGCGTTTTCCCGGTCTTCCTTAGAAGAGTACGGGTTTAGAAAGATATTAGCCTGATCTTTCTTAATACTTTCTATTATATAGCAAAAAACGTCATCGTTTTGGATTCGCTTAACGCCAGACGCTAAATCTTTTAGATTCATCTAGGCACCGCTTGCATTTGCTTGATTCGCTCAACGTCTACGGCAGTGCCGTACTTTCCAATAATCTCTGCAGCCCGAACCAATAAATCTTGATCCATCTTATCTCGCGCCAAGTCATCATCCTTGGCTGATTGCTGTAGCTGTAACTGCAGCTTAGCCATGTCATGCTGTTGCTGCGATTGGAGCTTAGCCATATCGGTTTGAGCCTTGGCCTGCGCCTTCATCATCTCAGCCTGTAAATATGCATCAGCCTGGGGGTCGCCTTGAGGCTCTTGCTGTTGTTGCTGCTGAGCCATGAGTGCTTGCTCGGTCTGTGGGTTCATGGGAGAGAAATAACGGTTGGAATTTCTCAATCCATTAAGGGCCAAGATATCAGACAGGGTGTTTCTAATCTGAGTGAGCGATACTAAACCGTTAGACGGGCCATACGCCTGTAGTATCTGAGATTGTATTTGGAACGCCTGCGTTAAGGCTGCGAGCTTCTGGTCTTCTCGACCCGTACCTAAGCCAACATTGACAGAGACATTCATGCCGTAATTCCACGATCGAGGATCTACCGGAACATAGTCAGCCCCAGCAAGCCGCATCATCTCTTCTTCTTCGATATTCTCAGCCATGACTCGAAGCATTAACTTAAACATCTGGCGCATACCGCCTTCAGCCAAGTTCCTCGCCATAACCTCAATCTGCCCAGCCTGGGCTTGTACGGTAGCTTGTACAGCGGCGGCAGTAGTAGACTGAAGGGCGTCCGGGGACAGGCCGGTAGACGCCTTAGTAACGCCTGTTTTGCCCTCAATCTCCATGTCAAAGTATTGGAGAGCGGTAAGCGTTTGTCCGGCCACAAAGGGGATAGCCTGCGGCTGTATAGCGCCCGGCTGTTTAACCCGCACAATACCGCCGATCTCATTATTTAAAAGATCGTCAATGTTGACCGCGCCATCCAATATCTCAAGACGTGGATTATTCGTTAGGGCGACGTTATCCAAGACGCCGCGAAGCATTGCGGTAGAGGCGTCCTGATCGTTAATAATCAGATCAGCAACAGATCGGCCATAGAACGTATGCGGCTCAGGGTCTACCTCAAACACGGCGAACGGAATAAATCCACACGCCTCACGGTCAAGCAACTTATACCCGTTACCGCCCAAAGTGACCTTCTGCAACGTAGGAATGCCGGTGCCGTCTACATCAATCTTCATGTAGACCTCGGTAATCGCCACTAAGCGCATTGAGGGGTCTTGAACGTCCTCGTCAGAGTAGTCTTCTTCATAGCCTCGACGCTCAAACTCCTCAACCTCAGAGAACGTATCGGAATGCTGAAGGCCGCTAAGCTTTGACACCTCATCGAAGTCATAGCCCATTTGAACAAGCTCACCCACGCGCATCTCTGTTCGGTGGGCAACGCAATAGGCCGAATCCAAGTTTCTGGCATTACGGTCAACAAAAAACTCTTCCGGGGGAACTGAGTCGATGCACATCTTTCCGGTGTCTTTGTATCTCGCAATCTTTAAATCGTAGCGAGGGGACTCCACCTCCATACCCATTTCGTCAATGGACATCTCGCTCTTGACGGTCTGCTCAAGGACTTCAATGCCATCCTCAGCCGTTAGGACGGAATACTCCATCTCATTAAGGTCATGAAAATCAAAAGTCTCTTGCTCTTCGTAGGTGTCCCAGTAGACCTTAACAACCCCCACCTTCTTAACCATTGCGTCATGGAACGCATCATTTAGAACCCGGTAGCCATTTTGCTCATTAAACTTGTAGTGCATATACTCGGTGGCTTGCTCTGCCGACTGCACGTCTTCTGGGCCAGATGGGACATATTCAACAGGCTTGTCGGTAGACAGGAAGACTCTCATTAAAGACGGCTTAATAGCGCGAATGGTATCCCTTACCTTGGTCGCAACAACTTTAGATCGGCCATCTTCCTCACCGATATCAACCTCGCCATCAAAGTACCGCTGGGCCTTTATGCGGTCTTCAGCAATCTCTGACTCTACGAAATCCACAGAGTCCATAACCGCCTCACGAGCGATTGACTCAATCTCTTGGTCTGTCATTGGCTTGAGCATTATTGGTTTTCGCCCCCTGCTGCGCGACTCATTATTGCTGACTGATAGGCGGCCATGAGCGCCCGTGGATCTTTAATAGTTTTTAAATACGGGAACATCTCAAATGCCGCAGGTGGTATCGCGGCTAAAGGTCTTGCTGCAACCCCTGCCGCATGAGCGGCCTCACCGACCAATCGAGGGGATGAGGCAGCAGCAGTTCCAGCCATGACCGGCAACCCTCCAACGCCATACGCACCGAGACCTGTTAATCCCATCGTTGCACCTTGTATCCCTCTTGGCGTGATGTCTGACAATGCCGCGCCAGCTAACGGTGCCTTTAGGATATTTGGCTTTCCTTCTAATTCCTCAATGAGCTTTGCGCGCTGCCCAAAATTTGTGTTTACGTTATTTCGCATTACTGAGGACAGTTTTCTTATTTGCGTATCTACGGACGCATTAGGCTTAAGAGACAAGGTTTTTTCAATCTCTCTTATTAGATCGGTAGCTTCTGAATAGCCTTTCATCACCTGACTATACACTGGGGCTTGCTTTACAATGTCAGTCTTCACGGCGTTATATATTTGATTGATTGTCTCCCTCGCGTTTCTTGCCTCAATTGGAAGCTCATCTATAATACCGCCAAGCTGTTGTTTCAAAGCGTCCATGCCGATTGGCGTATGAAATTCGGCTGGATCTAGCCCTTTCCACGCTTCAACTGCGCGAACGGCTTTCGATACGGCATCTGCCGCCGCTTTATTCGTAACTTGCCCTTTAAATGTTACTCGCTGTATAGCGGCATCTAACGCCTCGTCAATACCCTTAAAAGAGAGTGGCGCTTTTGCCTCCTCAATCGTCTTCATGCCTTTGGCGTACTGCTGATTCCGAGATTGTCTCAAAAACGACAAATTCTGCTTTGCGTCTTGCAGTATTTTTTCAACATTCCCGCTTCTCATGCCCTCACGGAATCGCGCCGCTCTTTCTCCCCCAGCAAGACCTGACGTAAATGCCTCAGATATGGGGGCAGCGCCAACACCTGTTGTTCTGCCAAGAATGCCGCTAACCGCGCCACCAGTAGCAGCGGCTGTTGCTTTTGTGGCTGCACTTAAAGGCTCAATAAATTGAGAGGCTTTGCTGACTTGCTCTGCCACATTTGCGGCCCCGCCAGCGCGTAAGGCTACGCCAGTCCCGCCAAGTATTGTAGCCACGTCACCAAGAACCCCAGCGGGATCTTCAGCAAGCGCCCTCTTAAATCCATCAATAGAGCCGTACCTATCAACATAAAACTTGCTAACACGATTTGCTAAATCACGAGACGCCTTATCTTCGCCAATATACTGAACAAGGCTTTCTGGCAATACATTTTGTAAAACGCCTGCGCCAATCTTTGTGATTGTGTCAGCAGTTTCCAAAGGGTTTGTAACGGCCTCAACAACTCCGCCGGCCAAGTTAGCTAATGATGATGGAAGATTTTTTGCCGCCTCTAATGGAATTTCGCTCCACGAATACTCTTTTTCTGGGATAGCGGACGGAATTTGCTGGATAGGCTGAGCGCCATTTTCTTGTTTGGCTTGCCTATATGCCTCTTCTACAATCGCAAACTCTTTACTGCCTTTTTTGTCTGCGTTGTTTACGATCCATTGTGCATATTGCTCAGCGGTAGCCATTATTTGCCCCCGGCTATAATTTGGTCGGCTTGCTCTTGAACGCTTAACCCTTGATCGCTTTGTTTTCCTGCCTTTTCTAACGCTCTTTTTTCAGCGGTCTCGATAACTTCATACAAGTCAAGAAGAGCCTCCACAAACGCCTCTGTGCTTTGCACCCGACTCAATCTACCTATTGCTTGCTCTGCCTTCTTCCCTTCTACTTCAGTAATCTGGCCGCCACCTTTTAAGCTCTCAAATGCTTGCAAGAACGTCTTGCCTTGCAATTGATTTATTATTGGGATGGTATCAATTGCTTCTTGGCTTAGAACTGTGGCCCCTGCAAGCGTTTCTGGATCTAACTGCCCAAGGTATTTTCCGGTAGACTCTTGCAACCCTTTGGTGCCTAAGTATTGCATTTTGCCATCTACATCAATGGGCTCTCCAAGCAATGATGATATTAGCTCTTTTGCCTGCCTTGCCGAGTCTTGCAAGGATGGAAGTTGCTCTTGTGATTTCGCTGATACTTTACCTCTCTCAGTACCAGCCGCTTGCGCCTCTGCCGCCTCTCCAACTTGCTTAGGGACGCTCATTATTGGCAGGTTTGTTTCTGTGTCCACAAAAATTATTTCTGTCCCAGTATCTACTCTTTCGACGTCTTTTTTAGGCCGGAATCCTTCTGGTAATTCAACATCTTGAGCCGTGCCAGACGAGCTAATCTGAATAAATCTTCTTTGGCCGTCAGGCCCAACAACCTCAATCGGAGTTACGCCAAAAGTTTCTCTTTGAAATAATAGCTTTGCCGCCTCTTTTGCAAGAGATGGATTGCTTCTTACGGTTTCAGCCGCAGCGATAAGCTGTGCTTTCCTTGTAGGATTGGCTTCGCTCTTTGCGGCAGCCTCTAACGCATCAGCCGTCCTATTTCCCTGCTTGCCCAAAAGATCCAAGGCTTGCTGAGTCTCAATCTGCGACTGAGCCATGCGAGCGATATTGGGGTCAGGGTTCAGCCTCATCGTGTTAAACGCGGCAGCAAGCCTGGCGCGGTTGGTCGGATCCCCCAGATACTCCATAGCCCCAGAGCCAAGCTTCTCAAAAAAGCCCTTTTTTTCTGGCGCTTGATAAACAGGTTTGCCGGTAACGATGGGCGCTTTTTGTCGTGGATACAGGTCTGTCGGCATCCCCATATCTGCCTGGACAGATGGCCCCATTAAATTAATCAAACCCATTATCCGGCCCCCATCATCATCATTAATTTTTTCAACATATCGCCATTATCATTCTGGGCAGGCGACCCCATAATTCCCGCTCCGGTTGTCATCTCAACAGGCGTTGGTGCGATGGCTGCAGGCCGCCCCATTCCAGGGGTAGACATTTGCATATGCGGCATACTTAGCGGCTGAAGCCCAGCGTATCCAGAGCCTCCCTGAAAGTTTCTCGCCAAAATATCCATCATGCCCTCTTGGGGAATCGGATTGACTGGTGACTGAGCCTCCATAGGACTTGCCGCCATGCTCATATTTGGGCCAAAACCAGATTGGGGTAGCCCAGCCATAGCCGCATTAAATTGAGCCTGCATCTGCGACTGCTGGAACGGATTAACGCCACTTGGCATACCCGTTGGGGCCGGAGCCTGCAGGCTAGCCTGAGAAGGTCTTTTAGCCATTTCAATCAACGCATTAAGAAGGCTCATTAGTGAATCCTTGAATAATCAACCATTAGGTAACCATGATTTCCGCGAATAACGGCCTCCGGCTGCTTCATCGCTACCTCTTGAGCGATAACGCCACGAGCGCGTCCGTGTTCGCCTATGTCGTTACCTTTTTCGTTCCAAGTCCACTCGTAAACATTATGACCGCCCTGGGTTAGGCCAATCACTTTAATGTCGGTTTTTAACTGAATATCAGATACCGCCGAAAGGCCGAGGCTAAGATAATCAAACAGCCCAGGCTGACGAGATGTGGTTTGGCTTTGAGGTATCTGAGTGGCCCCTAATGCTTGCGCGTAATATCCAAGACTTTGACCGGGGAATTGGGAGTATCCGGCATACTGGTTTCTTGATGCGTCCATAAGCTGTTGCTGCAGCGCTTGTTGCATTAATCCTTGTTGCTGCATATTGGCCTGAACGCTTTGCGCCTGACCAAATCCCATATTGCCGATATTCGCTAGTTGCTGCCCCGCCGCTAAGCGTTGCCCCGAACCGGCGAGACCAGCAGCTTGATTTGCCAGCATTGCCTGCAAGCCCTGCCCGGCACCAAATTGCTGAGCCTGCTGAAGCCTGTCTGCCTCACTTTGCGCCGCGCCAAGAGCTTGGCTATAGCCCTGCAACCGCAAATTGGCAGCAGATCGAGCCATTTGATCTAAGGCATTTCTACCTAACTCGGACTCCATAATTCCATGCCGAGATCCGCCAAAAGCACCTGCCGACTGCGTTTGAGCACCCAACTGATTGGCCTGCATTAGTCTGGCTCGCTCAATGTCAGACATTACACTTTCAACAACCTGGCTCTCGTAGGGATTAAAAAACTGACTGATCTGCTCTTGGCCTACAGACTGGCCTGTACCCATCCCCATGTTTGGGTCTACCATCATCGGCTGATATCCCATTTCTCCATATGCGCCAGCCATTCCCGACTGAATTGCTTGCGATGCTTGATTAAACATATTTGGAGGCTGATTTGACATAGGGGTTGCAGGCCCAGATGGGGCTGTTTGCACTTGACCGCCACCTTTCCCAGCGCCAGAGCGCATTCTATTTGATCCGCCCGCTAGCTGGTTAAAACGATTTGAAGCTGAAAACGGCTGTGAAAATCCTGCTTCTGGGTTAGCACTTCCTGGCGTCGCCATCATTGGCTGGCCTGATCCTGGTTGTGACATAAGAATACCTGCTTAACTAAAATTAAAATTAAAAGGATTGATTGGTGTGCCGCCCCCAGAAAAAGGGATAGTTGTTCCGTCTGGCAGGGTGATTACATTTTGATTTGGGCTGCTTTCTGCGGTTCCGTAAGGAACAAAAAGCTGATTATATTGTTGCGCTTGTTTAGGGTTTCTAGCCTCAAACTCCGCCCTAGCTTGCTCAAATAAATCACCAGATGAATAACCCCTCACGCCTCCGGCAAATTCTTGGGCTTGAGGCACTCCAGCCATGGCGCTCCCCCCCTGCGGAACTAGTCCGTAAGCGGCAGCAGCATCATAAGAACTTTGCATTCCTGCCTCTTGCATCGGAGTAAAGGCCGCCACGTCAGGGCCGTAATAAGGTTGATACCCAATTTGAGCCGCTTGCCTAGCTCGCTGTAAGTTTTCCTGCATAGCTGTCTCCGCCCAAGCTGGTATCTCTACGCTAGACGTTTGACTGCCGCCTTTTCCGCCACTCATATCAAGTCCTTCCCTAATGTTGTAAACGCTTCTTTGTAGCCTTTATCCTGCAAGACTTTTTTCCACCCTTTTCGGCCTGCAATACTCATCCCAGAACACTCATTTAGCATTGCAAACTGCTCCGCAGAATCGTTCATTGAGATGATAGTTTCCATGTTTCCGCCTGCAAGAAAAATATGTAACACCTTTTTTTTGGGGTATGAAACAATCTCTGTGACCGCGCAGGCGTCTTCGGCGGGCCAAAACTGCATTAAACCAGCTTTAACATTTTCCAGCACATCATAAAAATCGTGAGTGTTGCCACCACAGTCCAAAGCCGCCTCAATCCATTCACGACATCTTTCCATTTCTTCGTCAATGCTCATTATATCACTCGTTATTGACTAATTCTCATTATGCTGATCGTTGAAGATGGCGATGCTGGCTCACCCGCTATTGCAGATGTCGTTGCTGATAATGATCCTGAAGAGCTATCCGAGGCTGTCATCGCCTGAAGCACATCTCCCGACGAAAGTGAAAACAATGCAGTCCGCGACACAACCAAGGTAGAATTATTTTGATGTAGCGCGTTTCTCATCGTGCTGTTTGCAACATTTGATCCATTTAGTCTAGGCCAAAAAGCAAAATTGACCGTACTGCTAGACGATGACGATATTTCTGCGGAAAACGAAATTAAGTATTTGCCGCTCTCTTCAAAAGTAATTTCTGAGCCAGATATTGATAAAGACTCGTTATTTGCGTCAGCCGTATATGTTATGGGCGTTGCGGTGTTGGCCGTAAGAGCAATGCTTGAGTTGTTGTAGAAAAATCCATAACCGTCAGCCAATACAATTTGGCGATACTCGCCATTTTTTGATACTACAGGATATCCGGTAGGACTCCATAAAATCACACCATCATCAAACGCGGACTCATTTGTAGACAGAAAGGCTAGTCGAGACCTTATTCTTACCAAATAGTCAGAAAGCCTTTCGGCATAAGGCTTCCATTTATCCCCAGAAGGCGGCGGGGGTCTTTCTCCAACGCTCACCTTTTACCCCCAGGCTGAATGTCTAGCCTCATAGATCCAACTCGCCAATCTTTTAAGTCACTTCCATTTATCCTCATGCGGATTTGACGACCCGTAAAGCGAACGCTTGTGGGGTTTGATGTTGAAAAAGGGCCGTAAGTATATTCTGTGTCAGTAGGATAAAATCTTGTCTTAAAAGTTAAAGAAACGTCCCCTAGAGTTTCCTCATCGGGAATCAAATTGGTTGCCTTTACCACATTGCCGCCGGTCTGAATCATAATAGGGCCAGTTTCGGCAAATGGTGAAACACCGCCATGAGACAGACCTCTTTCGTGATAATACAAGTACCCAGTGTTTTCAATCCACACAGGGTATGAATAAACCCCAGCATCAACTCCTGCTGTCCTTGTGATTTCTCCTATCAGCCAATAACCTCGCTTGTAGTCATAAGCAGCATATTTGTTTGGCTCACTAGATGATGCTGAAGGGTAAAACCACCACACCTCTCCGCTTTTTTGGTTTGAAACCGCCCAAACCTTATTCGCTTGAGACCTGTTAATATCATCAAAAACATGATCTAAGACATCACACTGGATTTCTTTTGCGGTTGATCCATCATAAACATAGAAGGCGTTAGCACCCATCCAAAACGCACCATCATCAATGCTAGCAACTGCTTGTGGCGCAATTAATCCGCATCCGGTGCCAACCCTTTCAAATCCGTAAACTGTAGGCGGGCCATTGTAAATCGCTATATGGGCGTCCGTTGACGTTAAAATAAGGGTTCTGCCCCTTACCCTTGCCCCAGCAAGAATGCGTCCGTTTGTTGCTAGCTCTATGTCTCCAGCCTCGTTAGTGGCTAATGGCGTCCATGTGGTGTTGTCCTCTTTGTCGCACCACGACACCTTTCTGGGATTTCCTGATGCGCCAAGAGCAAATAAAAAACGCTCTGCTGTGACTACGATCGCCTGATTTCCAGTTGGCGCGTTCGCTACAACTGCGGCAGGGGTGCCAGCACCTAATTGCCACTCGTAAATAGCGCCGTCTGCGGTAGAGCAACCAACTAAATACTCTCCCCAGTTGTCCAACGTCCAAACCGTTGCCCCAACTGTTGCGCCGTCCGATGTCCGACCCGTCCCATAGGTGCCATAACCGTAAGACTTTCCGCCATAACCAAGGTTCTCACCTGCATCAATTAAGCCCGCAGTAAGTCCTCCTGGTGTTATATCTAAAATTGTGCCATCTGCTTGAATGGCAAATAACTTATTGTAAGTCCCTGTCGCTAGGTAAATTGCGCTTGAGTTAGTAACCCAAGAAACGGCTCCTCTGGCTATTGTTTGAGTGCCAGAGCCGTCGGTGATTTGAATGGCAGTCCCAGAACTGTTGACGTATGATTCCCAGCCACCGATAGGGCGCAAAGAATTGTTTTTCCATCGAACTAAATTGGAATCGTGCCACCGATTTTTGGCATCTAAATCCGTTCCGTGACGATAGATTCCAGGTGGTATATCAAGGCTAACGAGAGGCATCTTAGCTCCAAGTTAAGTCTGGCAACTCTGACACAATATCGTCAATGCTGCTCGGTATCGGCCTAGCTCCATTTTCTACTTCTTCAAGAATCTCATAACACTTCAGCCATGTTTGATCCCGAAGAGCGATACACCTAGCCGCTTCTTCTGCAAATTTTGCGCTAGTAGAGCTAGCATATCCAACCGCGCTAAACATATCTCTGTAGTTTTTTGTTTGAGCAAACACATCAAGCGTCTCTTGGACTTGTGCTGTAATTTTTGCTTGAGATCGCGCTTTCGCTTCCGCTTCTGGTCTTGGAGAAAGCGACCATACTTGCTTCCACGCCCCGTCATCTAAGACGTAAGATTTTACCCCCACATACAAAACATCATCATACGGCTCGCTAACTTCCTGCGCCTCATAAACGTCAAAATCGGCAAGGACGTCTTCCGTCAATACCAATGGAAAGCTGACGTTTGGGTTGTCTTGCCTTAGTTCACGCTCTGAATATGCAACAGCGGTGCCATCAGTTACTTTAATAAACATTATACCGGCCTCAATCCTATTAGAAATGCCTTACCTGTCGCGCTCAGCGATACAGTCCCAGATGTATAAGACCCTGAGCTTACGCCCGTTAAATACGATATGCAGACATAAGGGTCTGGAGAATTGACTAGTTGTGATGTGCGAAAAATAGGGGTGTAACCAGCGGGTCGAGAAAATTGTGATGCGCTTGCTCCCCCAAAGTGCCCGGCAATGCAAACAACGATACTGTCATTTGATGTTAGCGTAATGCTGCCTGGTTGAACCGTTGTCCCTAAATTGCTGAGGTCTCCAATATCGTCAAAAACATAACCACGAAATGCTACTAACCCCGCCGAACAAGTATCGGTCGCGCCAGCACTAATGCTTACAGTGCTGAAACCCTCAGAGTATGCGTCATCTGTAAATGCAAAAAATCTCGTGCCTGTATCGTTAAGTCTTGAAGTAAACTCACTCGGGGTTGATATTAAGTACCCAGTATTGTCCTGAAGACCGGCGGCAATAAGAAGATCGCCATTTTCTGCGCTAGCAGAGGCCACCGTAAAGCTGCTTGGTAGCGTCACCTCCGCCATTTCATCAAACCCAATAAACCCAGTAACTCCTGCCTCTCCAGAAGACGCGGCCCTCAATTTTTCAGAGCTAAAAGCCATTATGCTGTATCGCCAATATGAGAGCCGTACACGGTGGAGGCCACCTTCCATAACGCAACTACTGTGTATCCAGATGTTGCTAGCGTTGGGGCAGAGCCTCCAACCCAGCTAACGCCTGACCATGAAAGAGTTCTGCTAGATCCGTCGCTAATCATCATTGTGATGGCCTGCCCGTTCGCCATGTTTGTCACCGAGGCGCTTGAGTTGGCGGTTAGCGCCCACGTCTGAATTGACCCATTATCAGGCTCGACGTTATATGACGTGCCTGAAATTGTATAAACTTCTTCTGTAGGGGTTCCTGTGAGCGATGGAGTCGTAAACGCCCCGTTTGTGATTGCCATGCCGGTAACGGTGGACGTGCCGTCTAGCAAATCATCAACACTGTCCCAGTTGGTATTTAAATATCCACCCCAGGCATTATCATCGCCGCCCACTACCGGCTTATTGAATGAGTAGGATGTTGTTAAATTAGGCATTACTTATCTCCAAACTTGGATTGACTCTATGACGCTTACCCAGTCGCCCGCCGGTTCATTTTTATTGCTCCAAACGGAAGACGGCTCCGCCTCGCTATCCCAAAGCAATCTGCACGAGCTTTGCATTATACCATTGCCGCTGATGACGGATGCGGCAAGTAGCGGATCGCCTACTGCGTACCCGCTGACCCAATAATCTGCCTGAACGTAATAAGTCACTTGTTAGTTACTCTATGGTATGTAGGTTATTGAGCCTGCCAGCAGTCTAACGGTATATACTTCAGGCGAGTCAACAGACGCCGTTCGACCATCTTCGGTATTAGTCTCGTTTTGATAATCATGCCTTAACGGACACCCGGCAGAAAGCCAAGCTTTAATTTGAGCGTCTGTCATAGCTCCGGTTATATCGGAATTATCTATTGCTGTTCTTGTTTCTGTAGATGCGCCAGAGCCGAAGAGTAATTGATGGTCGTCAGTGCCTAAGTTAGCAACAGTTGCGCCTGTTAGGTCTTCGGCGTCGTAAACAACGTAACTCCCAGCAATAACAATAGGCGGGTTAAGAAAACTTCCTTCAACGTCTCTTTTTACTTCAATTTTTGTTTCTATTCGGAGGTTGCTGTACGCGGTAATTGTTTTGCCTAGCCACGGCTCGCCTGCATCAATGTAGCTGTAAAGAGTATACCCATTTGTC